TGTTTGGGCAAAGAAGAAAGGTTTATGGTCAGCAACACCAGCTGTTGGAGCAGCTATTATTTATAATGGAAAAAGACCTTATTGTCATATTGGTATTGTAGCTTCTGTTGTAAATGGTGTTGTTACAACTATCGAAGGCAATACATCAGGGAAATTGGATGGTAAAGTTTATCATAATGGTATGGGTTGTTTTGTTAGAACTCCAAATTTAGGAAGAGTTGCTGGGTATGTATTACCACCAGGAACAGTACCTGCAAAATAAAAATTATGTCAATAATAGACCCTACAAAAAATACAAGACTAATAGTTGATGATTTCATAAATTATGCACAATCACATCTTACAAGTGTAAGTGGTATAATAAATGTAACTGCAATTTACCCACCAGGACCACCACCGGCACCGGGAGTTGTAAATTGGACAGGGTATAGAGTGGAAGGCCCATTACCTAGTCAAGAAGCAGGAACAGCAGAAGACCAAGACACACCAGAAACGGATGATACTCCACCTGTTGAGGGAAAAGAATTACAAGAACATGAAGAAAGAAATGATGAAATAACTTTACCCGGTGCACAAGAACCAGCGGAATCTCAAATAATAAATGAAGAAGTAGAAGTAACGTTTACATATGTAAATACAGATTATAATATTTCTGAAAATCCTGGCGATTTTCCAACTAAACAAACAACACCAAGACCAAGGTTCAAACCAAAACAATATGTTGTAAAAGAAACAGCAGGACATAATGATACAAATTTTGGAAATACACCACCATTAGGACCAGCTCCTAAAATTTATGGAAAAGTTGGAGCAACTGCATATCCCGGAGGACCTGATTTTAGACAAAAATATAAAAATGCTTTTATTCCTATGGAAGCAATGGTTGGGATAGAAAAAGGTGCAAAATCAAGATATACATACAAAGGATCTGGTGGTTGGTACTTATTACATCCGGAAGCAGCTAGCCAATATTTCAAAATGAAAGAACAGGCTATTAGGGATAAAATTGGTTGGACTATTACATCAGCTTATAGAGATTTAGCACATCAACAAAGTTTAGGAAGTGGTAGTACAATTGCAAAAGCTGGTTCATCTCCTCATGGTTGGGGTGGAGCAATAGATTTTGGAGAATTATATAGAGAAGTTGGTGGAAGTGGAAATGGTGCAATTAATAGAGCAGCTAGAGAAACATCTAAATTATATAGGTGGTTATCTAATAACGGTCCAAAATATGGTTGGTATAATCCATATAGATTATGTGATGGTAGTGGTACTGATGAAAATTGGCATTGGGAATATTGGGGTAATTATGTTACTTATACACCAGAAGGTAAGTAAAATAGAATAATCCTTAAAAATAATGTATCTAAATATTTATAAACATAACAATAAACAACTATGAATACTGATAAACTTTTGAAAGCTATCCAAATCCTAGTTCAAGAAGAGGTAAAACAACAATTACCAGCCCTAATTAAAGAGGGGGTTAAAGCCGAAATGAAGAAACTTATGGCTGAGGGAAAGGTTGTAAAACCAGAAAATACAGGTTTGAGTATGGCTAAAGCTATTTTAGGTGAAGATGAGCCTAAAACAATTAAACAGCAAACATATAGTAAAAATCCAATGATTAATCAAATCCTTAATGAAACTAGACAAGCTGTTTCAAATGATAATGGATATAGAACTGTAAGTTTTGGAACGTCTGATATGGGTTCAATTGCTGGTAGAACTGCAATTGCAGAAAAAATGGGTTATGGGGATTTAGCTAGAGGACCTCAACCAAGCGGATTGGGCGTACAAACTGGTAATGAAACATTAGATAAAGCTTTGAATAGAGATTATTCTGAACTTGTTAAAAGATTTAAGAAATAATGGCTATAATATTAGGTCAAAAGTTAGTTAAAGATACCGAAACGTATAATGATTATGCGATAGGTATCACTTTGCCTATACAAATTACAAACGTAGCATTCAATCAATCTTTTCAAACAAGACAACAAATTAGTTCAAATATATTAAATTTATTATTAACCAAAAGAGGAGAAAGAGTAATGCAACCTGAGTTTGGTATTGGTTTAGAAAATTTTTTATTTGAACCAATAGATGATGATACTCAATCAAGAATTGAAAATGAAATAGAAAGAACTATTACTAAATGGCTACCATATGTTGTTATTGAAGATTTAATTGTAGATATAAATGATACACTAAAAGATACAAATACAGTAAATGTATCTCTTACATTTTCTTTAGTAGATAATCCTGAACTTGAGACCGTAACATTTACAGTATAAAATATAAAAATAAAAAATGGCACTTCAAACAACAAATAAAATTTTTAAGAATAAAGGAAAAGATATAAAATATCTCAATAAAGACTTTGATAGTTTTAGAGGTAGTTTAATTGAATTTGCTAAAATTTATTTTCCAAAAACGTATTCTGATTTTAACGAAGCTTCTCCTGGTATGATGTTTATTGAAATGGCATCTTATTTAGGAGATGTTCTTTCATATTATATTGATGATTCGCTTAAAGAATCAATGATGGTTTATGCAGAAGATGCAAAAAATGTTTTAGCATTATCACAATATCTTGGATATAAACCCAAAGTTACAGGACCGGCGGTTGTAACGTTATCAGTTTATCAGTTAGTACCATCAATAGGAATTGGTACTAATAATAAACCAGACCCAAAGTATTTGTTAAAAATAAAAGAGGGCATGCAAGTAAATACATTGATTACAGACGTTATATTTAGAACTACTGATGTTGTTGATTTTAATGATGAAACTGATAGAGAAGTAATAGTTTATCAAACTGATGGAAATACTGGAGAACCTACTTATTATTTAATAAAAAAATATGTTCAGGCAATATCAGCAACGGTTGTTGAAAATACTTTTACATTTGGTACATATCAACCATTTCAAACTATTGATTTACCTGAAACAAATGTAATTGAAATTGTTGATGTAAGAGATAGTGATGGTAACAAATGGTATGAAGTTCCATATTTGGCACAAGAGATGGTTTTCACACAACAGCCTAATAATGAAATAAATGATCCTGATTTATACCAATTCAAATCAACAGTACCTTACATATTAAAAAATATAAAAACTCCAAAAAGATTTGTAACTAAAATAAATTCCAATAGTACAACTACAATCCAATTTGGTGCAGGTGACCCTAGTGCATATGATGAAATATTAATACCAAACCTTAAAAATGTTGGATTGGGATTACCTAACTCAATTAATAGATTAGAAGAATCATTTGACCCAACTAATTTCCTAAAAACAAAAACATATGGTACATCTCCATCAAATACAACTATAACTGTAAAATATTTAGTTGGTGGCGGTGTTGAATCAAATGTACCAAAAAACACTTTAATTCGTTTAGGAGCTACAGAATTTGAATCAGATACAACATCATTTAATGCTACTGAAACTGCTATATATAACAACATAGTAAATTCTGTAGCAGTTGATAATGATATGGCTGCTGTTGGTGGTAGAGGTGGTGAGACTGTTGAAGAAATAAGACAAAATGCATTAGCAAATTTTGGAGCACAAAACAGAGCAGTAACTGCAAAAGATTATCAAATAAGAGCTTTATCTATGCCTGCAAAATTTGGTTCTATTGCAAAAGCATTTGCTACAGCTGATGGAACATTAGATAATAATTCACCATCATCAATTTTAGCATCACCAAACGCATTGCAAGAATTTACCGATTTGGTTATGTCTTTTGTTTCAAAGCCCGATTCTGAAGAATTAAGTAAAGAAGCAATACAAAACGAAATAAGAAATTATTTAATTGGTAAAACATCAAATGAAAATGAAAAAAATAATCCATTTGCTATAAATTTATATTTGTTAGGATATGATAATAATGGAAAACTAACACAAATTAATAGAGGTGTTAAAGAAAACTTAAAAACATATTTGAATGAATATAGAATTTTAACTGATGGTGTTAATATGATTGATGGATTTATTATTAATATTGGAATTAATTTTGAAATTTTAGTATATAAAAACTATAACAAAAGTGAAGTTTTAACAAATTGTATAAATGAATTAAAATCATATTTTAATATAGAAAATTGGACATTCAACCAAACAATAAATTTAAGTGAAGTTGAATTATTAATTTCAAATGTAGAGGGAGTATCTTCAGTACCAATGTTAGAAATAATTAATAAATGTAATGAAGGTTATTCATCAAATTCATATAATATTCAAGCGGCAACTAAAGGTAAAATTATATATCCATCTTTAGACCCATCAATTTTTGAATTAAAATATCCTGATGCGGATATTAAAGGGAGGGTAAGATAATATGTATCAATTTTTAACAGCATCAAAAGATGCAACAATTTATTTACAACAACCTGACCAAAATACTGGTTTGGATGAAATATTAGAAATAAGTAAAGTATATTATGGTAGTGTTAAAGATACTTCAAGAGTATTAATAAAATTTGATACAACTTATTTATCTCAATCTATTTCAAATTCTAATACTAAATTAGATGAAGTGACTCTTGTAATGAGAGAAACCGAAAGTGAAGAAATTCCTTTAGAATATACAATTTATGCAAATCCAATATCAGGAAGTTGGCAAATGGGTATAGGAACTCGTTTTGATGATATTTCAACAGGCGGTGTAACTTGGAAATATAGGGAAGGTGATAGTAAAAGTAGATGGTTAGGAGATACAACAACAGATGGTATAATTCCAAATTTTGCAGCAGGTTCAACTGGTTCTTATTTGGGTATTGGTGGTACATGGTACACAAATTATTCATCAAATCAAACTTTCTCTTATTCTACAGCTGATATAGCTATGAATATAAAACCAATGGTTCAGTCTTGGGTAAGTGGTTCTATACCAAACGATGGTTTAATTTTAAGATACTCTGCTCAAGCAGAAAATGATACAAAAGATTATGGTATTGTAAAACTTTTTAGTAAAGAAACAAATACAATTCACCAACCTAAAATTAGAATTGGTTGGGATGACCAAACATTTGAAACAGGTTCTTTATCAAGCGTTTCTGCCGAAAGTGTAAAAATAGGAATTAGTAATTTGAAAAAAGAATATGGACTAAATACTCAACCTAAATTAAGAATTTTTGCAAGAGATTTATACCCTGTAAAGACATTTACTAATGAATTTGCATATGGGGTAACTAAATACTTACCAAAAACTACTTATTATCAAATTAGAGACTTAAATTCAAATGATATTATAATTCCATTTGGTGAATATTCTAAAGTTAGTTGTGATAGTAATGGTAACTTTGTAAAATTGGATTTCAAAAACTGGGAGTCAAACAGAATTTATAAAATTGAATTTAAGATAGAAATAAATGGTTACACAGAGTATTTTGATAATGATATAACTTTTAGTATTACTAACTAATATGATAAAAGCCGGATTAAAAAACGAAGAATTAGTTGGAAAAATTTTGGTAAGTGGTTCTTTAGGAATCAAACCAAAGACGGCTGCGGGCATTCATTACTTTGAAGAAAATGATAAAAAAGATGGCGTAACTTCTGCTAAACTTGTAAAACCAAAATACGATACAGCAGAATTAATAAAATCAATTGATACAAATATTGTTGAATTAATACCTATAAGACCTCCTGAATTACCAGATATGGTCCTTCGTTCAATTTATAATATAGCTACACAATCTATTATTGATTTGAATGTAGAAATAACAGTATTGAACGGAACTATTTTAGATTTAAGCGCAAAGGTAAAAGAATTAGAAATTATAAGTCAAAGTTTAAGAGTAGATGTTGATAATCAATCTTTATTAGCTGCATCTGCACAAAATCAAACAACACAAACAACATCTAAAATTCAATCAACAATTGTAGAATTACAAAATGCAATTCAAAAAGGAACTGCAGAAGCTATTCAAAGAGTTTCTTTATTTGCAAGAAATCAATCGTTAAAAGAGCAAAATGATGTTCTTAGAGACCAATTATTTGGTAAGCAAGCTAAACAAGCAGAAGGTGCAAAGGTAACAGATGATATAGCAGCTAAAGTACTTACTAAAGGTGATGAAAAGTATAATGAGATAACATTCAGAGGTAGAGCTAAAGATGATGGAAGGGGTTCTTTTATAAATGGACCTGATATTCAAATTAAAAACTTTACTAAAGATAAAGCTACTATATCATTCAAATTTGAAGGAAATAATGCTAAAGGATTTGCAAACATACCAAACTTAGATTTAGCTGGTGGTGAGGAAAAGGTAATTAAAGTTGATATGATAACTAGAGAAGTTGATAGTTTCGCACCAAAAGCAGGTGTGGGGCTTGTTGGAGATAAAGAATATACAGGCACACTTATAATAAAATCACCAAAAGGTAGTATAACTTTCACAACTTCGATT